AATGTAGGAATTGATTCTTATACTGTTGCAACTACACTTTCAGCTGAAACTGCTGGAACATTTGGTGGCAGTTCTATAACTGCAACACAAAACGCATTGTTTGACACCTTTAAAGTATTACTACCAACATTAGGATTTCCAGAAACTACATTAGTTCCAACTATTGAATCTACAACTGGAACAAGTCCAGATGGAACTCAAAGTTCATTTACTAAATCAGGTACAGGATTACAGTTTGATTTAAATGAAAATTATTATTGTGACGAACCAAAAATTATTGCATCTGGTATTAATGAAACAAATGAAATGTCTGGTGTTAAATCATTATCATTAAATTTTGTATTAAATAGTACGAGTGAATTTGTTTCACCATATGTTGATTTAGATAAAAAATCAATCGTTTGTGTTGCAAATAGAATAACAAATATAGATAGTTCATCTGATGTTTATCCAACAACCGATTTTGTTGATGCAATAGAACCAGAAGGCGATAGTGGAGAAACAGTTTACATAACTAAAAAGGTTGGATTAGATAGTCCTGCTACTTCATTAAGAGTTATTCTTGATGCACATAAACCTTCTACTGCTGATATTAAGGTTATGTTTAAAATTCTAAGGTCAGATGACGCATCTAACTTTGATGATTTAGGTTGGCAATATTTTAATACTACTGGAACTACTGATAATACAGTAAGTGCAAATACTACAAAAGATGATTTTACTGAATATCAATATACTGCAGGTAAAAAAGATGATGGTACAGGAAGTGCATTAGATGAATTTATTTCATTTGCGATTAAGATTAAAATGCAAGGAACAAATTGCGCTGATGTACCAAGAATAAAAGATTTAAGGGCGTTAGCACTAGCAACATAAAACTATGAATGAAAGAATACTTAATACAATACCAGTAAAAGATAAATCTGATTTATCAAGAGATGTTCATTCTAATGCGATTATTAACACGAATAGAAATGCATATGAAATGGCAGTTAAAAGGTCAAAAGATGCAAAAAAACAAAGAGATGAAATTAAAGAAGCAACTAGAGAAATAAACGCATTAAAAACTGAAATGCAAGAAATTAAATCTCTTTTACTTAAATTAGCTAACACTCCTTAGTCGTTTATTAGTCCATCTTCTTTATAAATATAAACAAAGGAAGAATTAAATGGCAACACCAACAACAAAAGCAACATTTAAAGATTACTGTTTAAGAGCATTAGGACAACCAGTCATTGAAATTAATGTTGATGATGACCAATGTGATGATAGAGTTGAAGAAGCACTTCAATATTTTCAAGAATATCATTACAATGGTGTAGAAAGAGTTTTTCTTAAACACGTAATAACAGCTGCAGATTTAACAAGAGGACAAGCAAACGATAGTGCTGTAACTGCAACAGATGATAAAGATGGTTCGACAACTAGTGATTGGGTAGAAGGAAAAGGATTTATACCAGTTCCAGATACAGTTTTATCAGTTGTTAAAGTTTTTGCTTTTGATGATAGTTCAACCAATAATATATTTGATGTAAGATACCAATTAAGATTAAATGATATATATGATTTTTCTTCTACAGAAGTTATGCATTATAAAATGACAATGCAACATTTATCTTTTTTAAATCAAATGTTAGTTGGAGAAATTCCAATAAGACATAATCAACATCAAAACAGATTGTATATAGATATGGATTGGACAAATGATATTTCTGCTGGTGAATATTTAATTATTGAAGCATATAGACAACTCGACCCAGATACTTATAGTTCTATATGGAATGATTTATATTTTAAAAGATATGCAACTGCATTAATAAAAAAACAATGGGGAAACAATCTACTTAAATTCAGAGGTATGCAAATGTTGGGTGGTGTTGAAATTAATGGTGAGACCATTCTTGCTGAAGCAAAAGAAGAACTAGAAAAACTTCAAGAAGACATAAAACTAGCATATGATGTACCACCAATGGTACAAATAGGATAGATAAATGGCGCCCACAAATGTGTATTTTGATACTGGAACTCAATCAGAACAAGACCTTTACGAAGCTATAGCTATAGAACAAATAAAAATACAAGGTCAAGAAGTATATTACTTACCAAGAACTCTTGTAAAGGAAGATAATCTTTTTGCTGAAGATACTCTTTCTAAGTTTGATGATGCGTATTTAATTGAAATGACATTTAACGATGTTGAAGGTTTCGGTGGCGAAAAAGAATTAATGGGCAAATTCGGTTTGGAAATGAGAGAAGAATGTTCTTTTACAGTTTCAAGAAGAAGATTCGAAGAACTAGTTGGAACTGACTCTAATCTCATAGTTTCATCAAGACCAAATGAAGGCGATGTAATTTATTTTCCAACAGTAAATAAAATGTTTGAAATAACATTTGTTGACCATGACGACCCATTCTATCAAGTACAAAATAGACCTACTTTTAGATTAAGTTGTAGAACATTTGAATATTCAAGTGAAATTATTGATACAGATATTAAAGAAATAGATGCTATAGAAACAACATTTACAAGAGATTCAATGCAGTATCAAGTTTCAATGGAACAAAGTGGTACATATACAGAAAGTTTCTTATTAGAAGATTCAACTGGTGGAGATAATTTAGTATTAGATGGTACAGATGGTTCTAGTACAAATGCTAATAGTGATATTATTGGTGAAACTGAATACTTATCTGGTGCAATACTCGCAGAAGATACCGAACAATCAAGAATTGATTATTTTGATAATTTTGGTTTATCATTTACTGTTGGAGAAAGAATTGTTGGTGCAAGTTCTGGCGCTATTGCATATGTGTTAGATACACTAGACCCAATGGCATATACTTTAATTACTGCAACAGAATTTACAGATGGCGAAACTTTTACTGGTCAAACAAGTCAAACCACAGCAAAAATAAAAGATTTATTAGGAACAAAACACTATATAGTTAAAGAGGATTATATAGTAGGAGACCAAAGTTCAGATTTTAAAGCACAAAATGAATATCTTAATACACTTGATGATACCATTTTTGATTTTTCTGAATCAAATCCATTCTCAGAAGGTGGATTATAGGAGTTATAAATTATGTTAGGGCAATCACAATTTTATCACGAAACAATTAGAAAACTAGTAGTAGCTTTCGGAAGTATGTTTAATGACATTCATTTAGTTCGTAAGAACAATGCTGGTGTTATTACACAAACTATGAAAGTTCCACTTGCATACGGGCCGAAACAAAAGTTTCTTGCAAGACTTAGACAAGATGCAACTTTAGATAATAAAGTTGCAGTAACTTTACCTCGTATTGGTTTTGAAATAACTGGTTTAACTTACGACCCAGCAAGAAAATTAAATCGTGTTCAAAAATATAAAAAAGTTAAAAGTGGTACTGATAAAAAATTAGATACTCAATACATGCCTGTTCCTTATAATTTAGAATTTGCATTATCTATCATGTCAAAAAATAGTGATGATGGATTACAAATACTAGAACAAATACTTCCATACTTTCAACCAGATTATACTGTAACAATTAATGATAATATTGCAATGGATTCTAAAAGAGATATTCCTATTATATTAAATAGTATTAGTTACGAAGATAGTTACGAAGGTGATTTTGCTTCAAGACGTTCTATAATATATAATCTTGCTTTCACATTGAAATTTTATTTGTATGGGCCAGTTACTTCATCAAGTGTTATCAAAACTGTACAAGTCGACCAATATGCAGACTTGCCTGATAAATCTCCTACAAGAGAACAGAGATATACAGTTACACCTGACCCAACAACAGCAGATGCTGATGATGATTTTGGATTTAATGAAACAACATCTTTCTATCAAGATGCTAAAGATTTCAATTCAAACACAGGCGCTGACGAATAAATACTTCTGTAGGACAGTATTATGAGTGTTGATGAAAAAATAAACGAAGCATTGGGTATTGTTGGTGATATAGAAACCTCTATGCCTGAAGATAATAAAGTTATTCCCCGACCATCTGGTGATGACGAAAAAGAAATTGACTATAAGTATAGTCGTGAAAATTTCTATAACCTAATTGAAAGAGGTCAAGATGCGATTGATGGTATTATCACTCTTGCAAAAGAATCAGAACATCCAAGAACATATGAAGTTGCTGGACAATTAATTAAAAATGTTGCTGAAGTAACAGAAAAATTAATGCAACTTCAAAATGATATGAAAAAATTAAAAGAAGTTCCTAGTAATGCACCAAAAAATGTAACTAACGCATTGTTCGTTGGTTCGACTGCTGAATTACAAAAAGCATTAACTGGAAAAGGAAGAATAATAGATGCCGACATTAGAAAGTCAGACAGTACAACTGACTAATTTTTTATTGCCGTGGATTGGTATTTTAATTAGTGCCATTATTGCAATTATGTTTAAAGATTGGGCAACATCTTTAGCAAAAGGATTGCAATTTAAATGGAATCCTGCTTTTAATGAGGGCGATACAATTATTCTTGATGGTCAAGAAGGAATGATTGTTAAAATTGGTGCAAGAGAAACAGTCTTTAGTGTATATTCTGATAGTGGTTTGGTATGGAGATATGTTCCTAATGAAAGAATTGCATTTTTAAAATTAGAAAAAGTAATGAATCCTAATTTACATTTAGATACTGAAGAAGAAAAAGCAAAAAAATTACAAAGCATGATTGATATGTTGCAAGATGAAAAAATTATTGAGAATAAAAAAGATATAGAGCAATTGAAAAATGGCAAGTAATCACAGTCAAACTTATTTAAATAATCCTAACTTAAAAGCTGCCAACGTACAAGAGAATTGGACACCAGAAACAGTTAAAGAATACACTAAGTGTATGAAAGACCCACTTTACTTTATTGAAAATTATATCAAAATTATATCTCTTGATGAAGGTTTAGTACCTTTCAGTATGTATAAGTTTCAAAAGAAAATGGTTAAAACTTTTGATAAGAATCGTTTTAGTATTTGTAAACTTCCAAGACAATCTGGAAAATCTACAACCATAATATCTTATTTGTTATATTATGTTTTATTTAATTCAACTGTTAATGTTGCTATTCTTGCAAACAAAGCTGCAACTGCAAGAGATATCTTAGGAAGATTACAACTTGCATATGAAAATTTACCTAAATGGTTACAACAAGGTGTCTTACAATGGAACAAAGGTTCTCTTGAATTAGAAAATGGTTCTAAAATACTTGCCGCTTCTACAAGTGCTAGTGCAGTAAGAGGTGGTAGTTATAATATTATTTTCTTAGATGAGTTTGCATATGTTCCAAGTAATATCGCAGAACAATTTTTTAATTCAGTTTATCCTACGATATCTGCTGGTAAAAGTACAAAAGTAATTATAGTTTCAACTCCAAGAGGTATGAATATGTTTTATAAGTTGTGGGTTGATGCAACAAATAAAAGAAATTCGTATATACCAATAGAAGTTGGTTGGAAAGAAATTCCTGGCAGAACTGAAAAATGGAAAAAAGAAACTATACGAAATACATCAGAAGCACAATTTCAAACAGAATTTGAATGTGAGTTTTTGGGTTCTGTAAATACTTTAATATCGCCATCTAAATTAAGACGACTTGCATATAAAAACCCAATTAAAACAAGTGCTGGATTAGATGTTCATGTAATGCCAGAAAAAGGACATAGTTATATCTTGGTTGCAGATGTATCAAGAGGACTTGCAAATGATTATTCTGCATTTTTAGTTATTGATATAACAGAACTACCATATAAAGTTGTTGCGAAATATAGAGATAACGAAATTAAACCTTTATTGTTTCCAAATAAAATACAGGATGTTGCAAAAGTTTATAACCAAGCATTTGTTCTTATAGAAGTAAATGATATTGGAGAGCAAGTTGCACATGCATTACAATTTGATTTAGAATATGATAACATGTTAATGGCGATGATGCGTGGTCGTGCTGGACAGATACTTGGCTCTGGTCTTGGTGGTGCTGGTAGGTCACAACTTGGTGTAAGAACAACAAAAGCTGTAAAGAGAATTGGTTGTTCCAATTTTAAAACATTACTAGAATCAGATAAATTTATTACAGAAGATTATGATTTAATAAATGAAATGTCAACTTTTATTATTCATGGAAGTTCATATGCTGCTGATGATGGTTGTAATGATGATTTAGTAATGTGTGCTATATTATTTTCATGGTGTACTACTCAACAATTCTTTAAAGAATTAACTGATATTGATTTAAGAAAAAAAATAAGTTTAGAATCAGCAGACCAACTTGAAAGTGATATGTTACCATTTGGGTTTGTTCAAGATGGTTTTCAAGAAGATAATGTCGGTGAAGAATTAGTAGATAATTATGGAACTAGGTGGTCACCTGTTGTAAGAACAACTGATGACTTTTAAATAAATTCTATTAAGTCATTATCTATTTTCAACCAACAATTAGAACAAACAATTTTACATTCTGATAATAATTCTTTAATTTCTTCTCTACTTGTTTCGTTCAGTCCTTTTCTTTTAGAAAGTTTTTTAATTTTTGCATCATGTGGATGAAATTTAAGACATATTGATTCACTTTCACCACAATGTTTACATGCTTTGCCAACTAGATATTCATTTAACCATTGAACACGTTTATAATAGTTTCTTCTTGCGACTTTTTTAATGGTATCTTTATACTTATTGTAATGATTATTACTCATAAACATATTTATATGTCTTATCACATATAAAATGTATTTTTTAGGAACATCAATTTTATAAATATTAACGAAATCGAAAAGATTTTATGATATTTAAATATTATAAATTTAAATAAAAGGAGACATAGACATGGGATTTTTAGTTTCTCCAGGTGTACAAGTTAATGAAATAGATTTAACTAATGTCATTCCTGCTGTTTCTACGTCCATTGCAGCAATTTCATTGCCTGCACAAAAAGGACCAGTAGAAGAAATAGTAGACATTACTTCTGAACAAGAACTTGTACAAACTTTTGGAAAACCAAACGGTAGTAATTTCGAACCTTTCTTCGTTGCTGCCAACTTTCTTAAATATGGAAACGCATTAAGAGTTGTAAGACCTACATCAGCTATAGTAAATGCTGCTGTAAGTGGTACAAAAGTACTCGTTAAAAATGATGACCATTATCAAGAAAACTATGCAAGTGGTGAAGGTAATGTCGGTGAATGGGC